TTCACAAAGGTTTTCAGGCCGTTGGGATCTTTCAGTGCATCCAGCCAGTCATAGACTATCTGTACCCAGGTGGTGAACGGACTGTACGCCGTCCAGATATGGAAAGTGATGGAGCGCGGCGGCGGAATTTCATCACCCCGGGCGCTGAAAAACATCAGGCCGTCACGGGTCCACATGCCCGTGTTTTCACAGATCCACCGCCCGTTGCTCTGGTCAGGCTCAGACTGATGGATCACGCAGCCATGATGTTCACAGAGGTAGAAAACGCTTTCGGGGCTGTCCTTCTCCCATTTAAGGCCAAAAGGCGTGGATTCATCGCCAAATTTCAGATACTGCTCCTCCCCACAGTGTGGGCAGGGCACATAAAAACGCATGAAATGCGCCGACTCGTTGGCCGCTTTTTCGATCTGGCAGGTGCCTTTGATTTTAGGCGTCGAGCCGCGAATGGATTTTGGCCATACAGAGCCCTCAATACGTTTATCCCCCAGCAGGGTTGGCGATCCCTCTTTTTCAACATCCGGTTCGAACGAGGAAAGTTCGTCATAGCAGACCACATCCACGGATTTTTCACGGTAGTTTTTGGCGGCAGCGCCGCCCAGGCACCAGAACCCCACACGTGACGTAAACCTTTTTAATGTCAGCGTGTTATCCCTGTGCTTACGTCCCAGCCAGGGGGAAAGGATTTTCAGACAGGGAACATCCCGTAATGTCGACTCCACATGAGACTTCATAAAATCTTCAGCGGCAGAATCCGTAGGCTGAAACAGAAGACTGTTACGATTTTTATGCTCAATAAAGTAACCAATAACGCCCATCAGCATTTTGGTGTAACCGACACGAGCTGATTTTATAAGATTAATCGTGCGGATCCGGTCATTACCCATGCAGTTCATTATTGCCACCTGAAACGGCAACGTCTTCCACCGCCCGGCAAGATAAGAAGACTCCGGAGGTAAATAATAATTTTGATCAGCCCATTCAACGGTGGTGACAGGCAGTGGGCGTAAAAGACCGCGAAGTGCCACGCTACAAACAACAGCAAAGTTATTTAGCTGCTTCTCTGAGGTATTCATCCAGCATCTCCGGTAACTTCTCTGCCGTTGATGCGCATCGGTTTGCCGCCTTTGCTATATCGGTTTTCAGGAAATCAAGCATGGCGGGCGTCAGTGCCGGAAACTGTCTCTGCATGGACAATGGAATGGAGTCAAGAATGGCAGAGATCTCCTGCGCCAGTCTTCCCAGAGCAAAAAGGCAAAACCCTGTATCAATGACCTGTCCACTGTCACGGGCATTTTTCAGTTCCTGTGCATCTGCCTGTGCCTTCGTCAGTCGGTAGCGTTCGTAATCAATGGTGCCGGGCTGAAGGTCAGATTCACTGGCAGCCCTCAAGTCTTCGACCTCTTTACGGAGTTTTTCATTTTCAATATCAGCTTCGCGCTGCGCATACCATTCGATCGCCTTCGCAGAATCAAAGATGACCTCAACGCCTTTTCCTCCGCCAGATATCTGAGGGAGCCCCTGAGTTTGCCAGCGATCAATCGTGCGTATATCGACATTAAAAATTTCAGCAAGCTTCTTTTTATTAACATTCATTCAGCAATTCCTTATCAAAAATCAGTTACGACATGAAATGCCAAAAAAACAGATTTTTCATCATTCTGATGTCGTTTCTTTCTTGATAGTTATTTCTTTAAAAACAATACGTTAACAACAAGAAGAACTGACATGCTTTTTCCCGGAAAATTTTCATAAATAGCGAAAACGCGCGAGGTCGCCGCCCCGTAACCGGTCGGATCGCCGGAAAGGACCCACAAAATAATAATTATCATCTACATGTCACAACGTGCGTGTACGCCATCAAACCACGTCAAATAATCAATTATGACGCAGGTATCGTATTAATTGATCTGCATCAAATTAACGTAAAAGTAACTTCAGATAATACAAATCAGCAACACTGAATATGGGGCAACATTATGTCATCAAAGAACAGAACCCGCAGAACAACAACCCGCAATATCCGTTTCCCCAATCACATGATTGAACAGATCAACAGCGCCCTTGAGCATAAAGGGTCCGGTAACTTTTCAGCATGGGTCATTGAAGCCTGCAGAAGAAGACTTGCGGCTGAGACTTCTGACGCGAATAACAAACAGAGTTAAGTAAAATTGCCTTTAAAGACAAACGCTGATACCCGATACATGAGGTTTGTCATTCTATCCCCCGACAGCACGGATGCGCCCTCTGACTGTGGTTTTTACAAAAAAACTAATAGATTATTTCTTATGACGAAGATAACTCACTCAAAAAAAAAGCGACGAGAAGATCAGTATCAGCGCACAATAAGCGCCAATGCGTGATAACAGAGGGTAACCGTATTTATCTGCATTACAGGCAATAAATAATACAATCACACCAGCAATCGTCAGCATTAAACCCATTTGTCGTTCCCCGAACACACTCAACTTATCTCTGGTATTACAGTCCTTTTTATTATCAATATGTTAAAAGTAAAATAAACTGATATTCAATTATCTGAATACAAAAATGTGCTGAAACTCAACGAATCCTTTCCCGTATTCTCAGGTAAACATCGTAAATATCCGGTTTCTTCCACCATCGCACCGGACCAGCGACCATGAGGGGACAACGCCGCGCTCCGTTAACGCGGTAAACCCCGGTGTGTATCGTTTTTGATTATCCCCACACACTCGCGCAGAGGAGTCTCCCTGTCGGGCTGCGGTCTCTGTTAATGCGGGAATACGGCGACAATACCGCGCCATGGATAATAAGGTCGCTCAACACACTGGCTGTAATGCAGCCGATACCATGCGGCATTTAGCGGCATTCATCGTACACTCAACGGTTAGCTCTTCATTCGTGGCATTCACCTGAAAGGTCCTGGAGTGTAATTGCGTACATTTACCACTGAACGAACCTTCAACAAGAACACGACCACGCTGCAAAATACGGAACGGAATTGTTCCCTGAAAAGGCTTTACGGTTACCAGTAATTTCTTCATGTATCCTCCGGATAATAAAAAGCCAGCTTAGTGCACTGAGTGCGGATATATTCCTGCGCCCCTTCCAGCTGCTTCTGCATTGTCATCAACCGTTCTCTGAGGATGAAATAATCCCGTTCAGCGGTGTCTGCCAGTCGGGGGCCGGTTGCATTATCCACGCGGGCGGTGCCGGTGGATTCACGCACGGTACCGGAGCAGGTGGCGTTGATCCGCAGGCGCTTACGACCAGCGGCAACATCAGCGCGCAGAGTTTCATTTTCAGCTCTCGCATCGGCTAACTCCTTTGTGTATTTTTCATCCAGCGCAGCAACATCACGCTGGCGCTGCTGCATGTCAGTAATGGTTGCGTTTGCCAGCTCCAGCTCGCTGGCTTTTTTATCGCGCTGCGCTTTGTAGGTGATGGCATTATCGCGGTAATGGTCTGTTGCCAGCCACAGCGCACCACAGGCCACCAGCAGGACAATAATCACGCCACACAGTGCCCGGTTCATATCGTTGTCACCCCACCAGCCCTGCCGAATTCAACGTCATCCATGCCATAGAAAGAAGAAGAGCAATCAGCGTTGCTGAAAATGAAATGCAGACAATGACCCAGAGGATTTCCCCCAGCATTATGAGTTTGCGTGACATGATTACCTCTTAATCCCCGTTTACGATTTCAACGCAATGACCAGTTTTGCCAGCCCATACAGCATCGGAGACACAGCAATACCAACAGCCACCCACTTAATAGCAAAAGCCAGCGCTCTGCTGATGTCATCAGTCACTGTCACCCCAGCAGCCCCGACGAAGACAACATCACCCAGGCGAGGGACAGAAAAAGAGCAACCAGCATTAGTGAAAATGAAATACCTACAATCACGCACAGGACCTTTGCCGGCGTTATGAGTTTGTCTGACATAGCTACCCCTTAATTGCCACAATTAACTGGGATACTACCCATAAAAAAGGGATGCTCCAGACCAGCAAAAATTTCCAGTTTGGTAATTGACTAATCATGAGTCGCAACTCCCTAATCAGTTTGCTAAAATCAATCAAGGCAGCCTCCCATAGCTTACTGCCATAAAAACAAAACCCCGCTTGCTGCCAACAAACGGGGTTTTTACTTTTATTCACTTACATTTTGCCAGTTCGCAGGATTTCGTGTTATCCGTCCACGTGAGCATATCTCATTTTTCAGCAAAATATTCTGCTTACCTGTCGATCCCCCAACACGCCAGCGCACTCTCCTGGTCGCGACGGGATACCTGACCGTAACAGTTGTTTGAGCGAATACGGCAGTCTCTGCCACCGTCCTTAATCCACCAGCGAATCGCCTCACACGCTCCCCTGCGATCACCTGCATTAATTCGTTTATAAAACGTCGACGGAAAACACTTACCGGGGCCAATGTTGTAAGGACAGAATGACGCGATCCCCGCTTTCTGGGGTTCCGTCAGTGGCACTTTGATGTTTTTCTCCACCCATGCCAGCGCCTTATCACGTTCAATGGCGTTAACCTGGTCGCATTTCTCCTTCGACAACTTCATGCCCGGGACGACAGGTTTACTATCCACCAGAATGGCACCGCGACAGATGGTCCAGATACCCGCGCCATCACGGTATGCTGTTGTGTGGTTGCCTTCCTTTTCATCCAGAAACTGGTCAAGGATTTCAGGTGCAGAAGCCCCTGCGGCAATCAGCGCCAGAACGGCAGCCGACAGGCCGTATCTGATTTTGGTGTTCATGGATATTTATCAGGATTTATCGGTTTCTGAGCCCTGGATATGTTTATCAGTTCCAGCCTGTTGCCTCAGGCTGCTAACAGGTCAATACAATCATGAGGATTATTTATGGACAATAACACTATTTCTCTACAGGAGTTGCTCGACAGCATTTCCAGGCTTCGGGAAGACGTGAACACCCTTACCGTCGCCTTCTCATATCTGGCATTCTCAATTCCAAGGGAACAGATGCAATCAACGCTGGCATCAATCCAGTTTGAATCATGCAATCCCAAATGGTCTCAGGAACAACAAGACTCTTTCAGGCGGCTTGCTGTATTACTGGATGAAAAATATGCTGGTAAAATTACCATTTCGGCGGACTCTTCAGAGAACCCGTAATTATTCCCGGTAGTTTTCCTCTGTAGGTTATCAACACA